GAGGGGCGCAAAAAGCGCGTCATCATCGACAGCGCGCCGCGTATGGGCAAGTCCGAATTCTCCTCTTACCTGTTCCCCGCTTACTTCCTGGGCAAGTACCCTAATAAGAAGATCATCATGGGCACGCACACTGCGAGCCTCTCGGAAGACTTTGGCCGAAGGATCAGGAACCTGATTGACGGGGACGAGTACAGAGAAATCTTCCCGGCCACAGTCGTGGCGGAAGACCAAAAAGCTGCTGGAAAGTGGTCAACCTCCGTGGGCGGCCAGTATTACGCTGCCGGTGTAGGCGGTGCGCTGGCAGGGCGCGGTGCGGATCTCTTGATAATTGACGACCCGCACTCTGAACAAGAGGCTGCTTTGGCTGCAACATCGCCAGAAATCTACGATAAAGTCTATGAATGGTACACATCAGGCCCTCGGCAGCGCTTGCAACCCGGAGGATCTATCGTTATTGTGATGACCCGCTGGTCTTTGCGTGATTTGACGGGTCAAGTTTTACGCGCCACTGCCCAAAGAGGTGGAGACGAGTGGGAAATGATCGAATTTCCTGCTATTTTGCCCTCTGGAGCGTCATTATGGCCCGAATTTTGGTCTATAGAAGAGCTTTCTGCCCTTCGTGAGGAGCTTCCCAACTCAAAATGGCAGGCTCAGTACCAACAAAACCCCATTTCTGAAGAAGGTGCAATCGTTAAGCGTGAATGGTGGAAACTTTGGGAGAAAGATGACCCTCCCAAGTGCGATTTTATCATTCAGTCGTGGGATACGGCCTTTGAAACCAACAATAGGGCCGATTATTCGGCGTGTACAACGTGGGGTGTGTGGACTACTGAAGAAGGTGACACCAATATTATTCTTCTTAATGCTATTAAAACAAGACTTGAGTTCCATGAACTTAAAAAGAAAGTTCTTGAGGAGTACAAGTGGTGGTCTCCTGACTTTCTTGTGGTTGAAAAGAAAGCGTCAGGTATTTCTCTCTATCAGGAACTGCGACGTATGGGCGTGCCTGTGGCAGAATTTACACCTTCCAGGGGTAACGACAAGATTACACGCTTAAACGCCGTGTCTGACCTTATAGCTTCAGGACGGGTGTGGGTGCCTAACACGCGCTGGGCAGAAGAACTTATGGATGAGATCGCTTCGTTCCCCGCAGGGGAGCATGACGACCTATGTAGACTCCACAACGCTGGCATTGGCGCGCTTCCGGCAAGGGGGCTTTATCCGTTTGCCTTCTGATGAACCTGAAGAAAGTCTATACTTCCGTGGTCATCGCCAGTCCAGGCGCGGCTACTATTTGTGAGGTGATGCATGGAACGCATGATGGTGCCACAAAGTATTGAAGATCTCGCCGCAGAAGAAACCCCCATCGAGATTGAAATCGAGAACCCCGAGGGGGTGACTGTCGGTATCGGCGGCGTTGAGATCGACCTCATGCCAGATGAGCGCGAGGAGGGCGAAGAGTTTGATTCTAATTTAGCTGAGTTCATCGACGACTCCGATCTCCAGAAGATCTCCAGTGACATCATGGAGCTAGTCGAAGCGGACGTTACCTCCCGTAAAGACTGGGCAGATACTTATGTCAAAGGGCTGGATGTCCTGGGTCTTAAGTATGACGAAGTAACTGAACCCTGGGACGGTGCCTGCGGCGTGTTCTCCACCCTGCTGACAGAGTCCGCTATTCGCTTCCAGAGCGAGTCCATCATGGAGACTTTCCCGGCGCAAGGTCCGGTCAAGACCAATATTATCGGTGCGTGGAACCCGAAGATCGAAGAAGCTGCCAAGCGCGTGCAGGCTGATATGAACTATCAGCTAACAGACAAGATGCCTGAGTACCGCTCTGAGCATGAACGTGCCCTCTGGGGTGTGGCCCTCGCAGGCTCGGCGTTCAAGAAAGTCTACTACGACCCGTCTCTTGAACGGCAAGTCTCATTTTATGTACCCGCCGAAGATGTCATCCTCCCCTATGGCGTGACCAACATTCGTCGTGCAGACCGTCTCACGCACATGATGCGCAAGACCAAGAATGATCTGCGCAAGCTGCAAGTCAGCGGGTTCTACCGTGACATCGACCTTGGCGACCCTCTTGCCAATCAGACAGATATAGAGAAAGCCAAAGCGCAGAAGGAAGGCGTGGAGCAGGTCAAAGATGAGCGGTATCAGATCTACGAAGTACATATAGAGTATGACCTGCCAGGGTACGAAGAAGATCTCCCGCTGCCGTATGTCATCACTATCGACAAGGGAACTAGCAAGGTTCTTGCCATACGCCGCAACTACCGGGAGGACGACTCGCGTAAGGTTGCTCGGCAGCACTTCGTACACTATATGTATATCCCAGGCTTTGGAGCCTATGGTTTCGGACTGATCCACATCATCGGTGGCTACGCGCAGGCAGGCACGCTGCTTATCCGCCAGCTTGTGGACGCTGGCTCATTAAGTAACCTCCCCGGTGGATTGAAGTCTCGTGGTCTGCGGATCAAAGGCGATGACACGCCCATAGCTCCCGGTGAGTTCCGTGATGTGGACGTGCCCTCGGGATCTATCAGGGACAACATCCTCCCGCTACCGTACAAGGAGCCTAGTCAAGTCCTGCTAGCACTCCTCAATCAGATCACCGAAGAGGCTCGACGGCTTAGTGGTATGGCTGACATGAAGGTTAGCGACATGTCGAGTCAAGCCCCGGTGGGTACCACCCTGGCACTTCTGGAGCGGCAGCTAAAGACGATGGGTGCTGTACAGGCTCGCATCCATGCGGCGATGAAAGAAGAGTTCCGGTTGCTGAAGGACATCATCCGGGACTACACAGGCCCGGACTACAGCTACATTCCCCAAGATGGCACGCCGCAGGTCAAGCAGGAGGACTACGACCTCATCGAGGTCATCCCGGTGTCTGACCCCAACGCTTCGACGATGGCGCAGCGTGTGGTGCAGTACCAAGCTGCCTTGCAGCTAGCTCAGGGAGCGCCTCAGCTTTACGATCTTCCACGGCTTCACAGGCAGATGCTGGACGTGCTTGGTATCTCCAACGCCGACAAGCTTGTACCACTACCTGACGATCAGACCCCGCGTGATCCGATTACTGAAAACATGGACGTGCTCAAAGGCACACCGCTGAAAGCCTTTATATATCAGGATCACCAAGCGCACATCACGGCGCATATGACTTTCCTGCAAGATCCGAGCATTATGCAGATCATCGGGCAAAACCCAATGGCGCAGCAGATACAGGCTGCGATGATGGCGCACGTTGCTGAACACCTTGGCTTCCGCTACAGACAAGAGATCGAGCAGCGTGTCGGCGCTCCGCTGCCCAGGCCAGACCAACGGCTGTCTGAGGCTGAAGAGTTTGCGATGGCTAAGTATGTGGCAGAGGCCGCGCAACAAGTGCTTCAGGTTCATCAAGCGCAGGCTGCGCAGCAACAGGCGCAGCAGATCGCGCAAGATCCGTTGGTGCAGCTTCAGCAACAAGAGCTTCAGATCAAGCAGATGGAGCAGCAGCGCAAGATGGAGAAGGACCGCGCTGACGTTGCGCTGGCTCAGGGACGGCTACAGAATGAGCAGCAACGGATCGCTGTGGATGCGCAGAAAGAAGGGATTCGGTTGCAGAACCAGAATCAGCAGACTGACAAGAAGATCCAGGCCGATCTTCTTAAGGCTTCCATGAAAGGCAGGACATCATGACCGCCGCCCGTCAGATGCTCGACCACTTGTTCAACAAGTTGTCCGAGCGTGAGAAAGAAGTAGCTACCGCTGTCACTGATGGCGGTTGCAAGGACTTTGCTGAATATCGGAACTTGTGTGGCGTTATCCAGGGTCTGCGCCGTGCAAAGATGGAAATACAAGACCTTGTGCAACGCTATGAGGAGTTTGAAGATGACTGAACTGACTGAGTTAGCCGGGCGAAGCCCGGCTGAGGCAGCGAAACAATTACCTGCCGTCAAAGGGTATAAGATACTTTGTACGCTCCCTACCATCGAGAGCAAGTTTGACAGCGGTATTCTTAAGGCTGAGAAAACGGTACAGTACGAAGAACTGCTTAGTAACGTGCTCTTTGTTGTTTCCCTTGGCGATATGGCGTACTCAGATCCAGGTCGGTTTCCCACGGGACCGTGGTGCAAGGCAGGCGATTTTGTTATTACCCGAGCAAATACCGGGACAAGGCTGCGGATTCACGACCGTGAGTTCCGTATTATCAACGACGATTCCGTTGAAGCTGTGGTGGAAGACCCACGCGGCATCCAACGTGCATGAGGTGAACTATGGATAACGTCGAATACAAGTTTCCTGACGAGAAAGAACAACCCGCATCGAAAGAAGCAGAGGACAAGATTGAGTTTGAAGTCGTCGATGACACGCCAGATGCAGACAAGGGTCGTAAGCCCCTTGCTGAGCCTGTCAACGAGCCAACCGACGAAGAACTTGCGAAGTATGACGAAGGCGTACAGAGGCGTATTAAGAAACTGTCGCATGGATACCACGATGAACGTAGGGCTAAAGAAGCTGCTCAACGTGAACGGGAAGCGGCGCTTAACTTTGCTCGCAAGCTCTTTGACGAGAATAAACGCCTGCAAGATAACCTGGGCGGGCACACTAAACTGCTTGTCGATACTGCTAAACAGAATGCTGCCCTCTCTCTGGAAGACGCCAAGCGTAGATATAAAGCTGCGTACGAGGCGGGGGATGCGGACCAGCTTGTCGCTGCGCAGGAAGAACTGACGCAAGCCAAGATTCGCTTGGATAAAGTCGAGAATTTCCAACCACCCCAGCTTCAACCACCC